CGATGGTCCAGACAAGACCTACCTGCTACGCATGCTACGTGATGTAGCCATGTGGGCGAACGTTACGCTCACGCGCAACCCAGATGGTAGCCCGCGAACCTAACGCTCGCACCCACAGTCTGGACGGCGCAAATCAGCAACAAGGAGAACACGATGCAAGACCCAACCCGGATCAAAACACCTGCAATCAACACGGTCATGAATAGCACACTACCGAAGATACCTGATCCGGCAGCACAGTTCACTAACAGCAAACTACAGAAGCGCCTAGCACAACCTGAAGTGCGTCGTATCGCTGGCGCAATCATCCAGGGCAAACCGAAACTCTCCATCTAACAAGGACCTGCAAGATGCCACTCGACAACACCGCACATGTGCCAGAGCCTGTGCAAGAAGATCCATTCGATGCACACAACGCTCTACCATCGCCTATCTTCTTCCCAGTCGCAGAGCGTCTGGTAGGCTGGCGCACACGCAAGGAGACATACGAACCAATCAAAACGCACAAGGCAATCATCCGCACCACACCTGAGGGCGACAGTGTGCGCGTGCTGGATGTGGTAGGCAGCGGCTACAAGCTGATCCACAACAAGGAACTGTTTGCTGCTGTGGAGAACACCATGCGCAAGCAAATCCCTGCCAGCGACCTACAAGGTGTGCAGATCAAGGACCGTGTCGCTGGTTGGGGACGCATGTGCTATCGTGAATACGTGTTCCCCAAGATCAGGTGCAACCTGGGAAGTAGAGCGCGATCCGATATCGCATTCCGCATCATCGTGCAGAATGGCTACGGTGGTAGTGCATTGCGCTCACACAGCGGTGCCATCGACTTCTTCTGCACCAATGGCATGATCACTGGTGACTACCACTCTACCTACAACAAGCACACCAGTGGTCTGGTGCTGAGTGGCATCGATGCTACAATCGAACGTGCCATTGAGTCGTTCGCTACGAACCAGACACGCTGGGGCAAGTGGACTGAGACGCCAGTCAAGCATCAGGCTGCCATGGACTTGTTCAAGGAGTTGGCTAGCAGCGCCAAGCTGCAAGACAACTTGGCTGCACAATATCTGCATGAGCGTGATGCACGCGGTGATAACCTGTGGGCCGTCTACAGCACGCTTACCTACTACGCATCACATGCTGAGGGCGACTTCAAGCTGCGCGCTTCAACTACGGACCAGGACAGTGCAGCCAGCACCATGCTGGGACGTGAACTGCGTGTAGCACAGTGGACGGCTACGCCTGCATGGAAGAAGCTGGAGGCTGTGACATGAGTGGCACAACACCAACATGGATGTGGATGAAGTGCACTACGTCACTCAGTCCACAAGCCGAGGTCTGGTTCCGCACCGACAGCATTGCTGCATATGGTGACTCACCTAACAGTGGTGGAGGCAACTCGTGGATCATGCTCCATGGCAGTGATACGATATGGAACCTACTTGATCCAGTGAGCTACATCACTGAGTGCTTAGCCAACAACACGCCTGTCGTTACACCACGCAGGACTTGACTTAGCACGTGGAATGTGCTATAATACTTGAATAATGAACAGAAGGAAGACCTGACCAATGTTGTCATCGTCGGAACGCAACAAGTTAGTAGACAAGATCAATACCGCCTTCGCCAACATCGGCAAGGGCAATGGCACACGTATGCCAGCAAGCGACAGCAACCTCGATCCCGTAGCATGGGATCTGTTTGTTGCACAGCATGTCAATGCACTAGCAAGCAAGCGCAAGGAGGCAGCAGAGAAGCGTGCTGCGGCTGAAGGTGTGATCCCAGACAAGGAGAAGAATCCACAGCCGGGCGGGACTAAGGCTGTGGTCTACGAGGGTGACAACATCAGTGTGTTGCTGGAAGTGCGTTCGTCATCTGATCGTGTCAACGCTGCTACCATGTTCGACTACTTGTTGGACAAGGGCGTGGACGTGAAGCTGCTCAATGATGCGCTTGCCAAAGCAACAACCAAGACACGTCCCGCACATGTGTTCTCATCCTACCTGCGTGTCACTGACTAGATCGTTGACCTAGTCCACTGACAAGCGCATGATGTTGCCGTGTCACAACAAGTGGCACGGCAACACATGCATGGAGTGAACACGTGGCGGAGATAATCAACATGAGTGAACGCAAGGCTATACCGCCCAAGTCTCAGGCATTTGAGCATGGCGGACAACGATACACGTGCACGTTCGATCCCAATGCACCACCTAACGAGCGATGGGTGTGGCAAGTGAAGTATGTGCGACACTACCCATCAGTGGCAGCGCAGCCACGATGGAAGCAGCCAGCAAGAAGGCACGCTTGCTGATCCACAACATGAACAAGCATGTGATTGCTGTGGAGGAGAACAGTGAATGATAGCCCCACTGAGCGTGCATCCATCAATCAACTGAGTGTGGATGAACTCGATGCCATGCTTACGGAGATACGTGCGCGCAGACTAGAACGTGTGCAACGTCTTGAGGCTATAGCCAAGGTCAAGGCGGATGACGCACGACTGGTAGACTGGCTCGCGTTCGAGAAGAGCTACAAGACAGCCAAGCGTGCACTGGATGCGCTAGCCACGCAGGAAGCAAAGGTTGAAGCACTGATCCACAAGGTGCGACTACGCGCGTTCGAACTACAAGCGTGAGGACCAGCACATGGCAGACAACAGCGAACTGACAATCATCCGACGGTGGATAGGCAACCAGCGTGTGGAGATAGGCAACCAGATAACAGCACTACAAGGCAAGCTAGTCATGCTCAACCAGATGGAACGTGAATTGCTGAATGGTAGTGCACCGCCCATGCCTGGGATAGTGCGTTCATACCATAGGACAAGAGCCGGTGGCAGCAAGGCACAGAAGCAGGCAATGCTTGCCCTAGAAGCAGCAGGGCCAAGCGGATTGACCAGCTACGAATTAGCAGACGTGGCGCACATGCCTAAGGGAACTGCATCCAGTCGGCTACTATACATGCAACGCGATGGACTTGTGCAGAAGAACGGAACGAGATACTTCATTGTGCACAGCACACAGGAGGATAACAATCGTGATCAAGGCCAGTGACTTACAGACTAACATCAAGGAGCATGGGTATGAGCGTGGTGTTGTGATCACGCTCAATCTAGCACTTGAGGAACTCAGTGCAATGCGTGTGCTCATGCGCCAACTCACTGAGTTGCAGAGCCAACTCGTTGATCGAGTAGGTGAGTTCATGCAGATCGGTGCAGGACTACAACGTGAGATCGACACGCTGCGTCGAGGCCAGGAGGAAGTCGATGGGGCATAAGGCCACGTTCCGTATGGCTGAGCGTGAGGACATGAACATCATGACCTACGATCACACCAAGCTGAGTGCGATCAACACGTGTCCAACATGGGGCATCATCCGCTATGGTATGCACAAGGGCATGCCCGGTGAGGGCCGTGCCATGGCACTGGAAGCAGGCAGTGCAATGCATGAGTGCTTCGCATTCGTGCGCTTGGTCTCACTGATCAAGCAATACGAGGGCAACAAGGAGTTCCAGGACAAGCTATGGGATCACCATGGCGCGCGTCTGTTCGGTGCTGAGCGCATGTCATACATCGAACAGGCAACGCAGTCGTGCTTCGATCCCATGGACATGGCTAAGACAGGTGCACTCGCAGTGCTGGAGACGAGCGGGTTCTTCGATGACCCGCGTGACAAGCGCCGCACGTTGTCCAATCTTGAAGAGTGCATCTATGCATACGTGAACAGGTGGCGCTGGGATCATCCCGTGTGGATACGGGATAAGACAGACCCAACCAGTGATGTGGGGATCGAGATACCATTCGACTTGGTGGTGGAGATCAGTGGCATGGACTATGTCACGCTGCGCCTGACTGGTAGGATAGATGGCATCCACACCAACACACGTGGGGAGTTGTGCATCCATGACAACAAGACCGCGTCACGGCTTGGCGATGCTTGGGCAAATTCATTCCTGCTCAGTCACCAGATCACTGGCTACTGTGCTGCTGCCAGCACGTTCATACAGAAGCCGATCCACAAGGCCGAGATACTGGGTTTGGCTATTCCTCTACCCCGCACTTATGATCTTGGAGGTTATGTTCGTGAGGTTGTTAGCCGACACAGTTATCACTATGAACGGTGGCTAGCGTGGATCGTGCACACCGTGCAGTTGAGCCGCAGGTATAAGGACAACCCATACGAGGCACCGAAGTATACGCACTCATGCAACCGCTACTTCAGACCGTGCACAATGATACCATTCTGCGATGCCGACGATGAAGAGCAGCACCGCATCATCGATGAGATGATTACAGACGAATGGTCGCCACTCGACAAGCCGATCCTCGATGGTATCGGGAACGAATAGACCACACGCTATCTGGTAGGTCGCGTGTGCACAACCCACCACATGTCGTGGTATTGACAACGCAATGATGGAGCGCAATGATGGATGAAGTTGAACGTCGTAGAGTGAACAAGGCATTGACCGTGCTGATCGATGCAATCGAGGACCCGACTACACGCAACGCCATGATCACAATGCAACACTTGATCCTGTCGTTGGACAAGCGCATCGATGAGATGCAGGAGGAAGACTGCTGATGGACACTGAAGCCGTGCTCATGGGTGGTGGCATTCCACTGACGGTGCCGACCGTGGACAACATGAAGTTGAACATGCTGATCTGGGGTGACAGTGGCAGCGGTAAGACCACGCTCGCTGCTACCGCTCCAGGCAACAAGCTATTCCTCATGCTCGATCCCGGCGGTGAACTATCACTCGCTGGTCGTGATGATGTGGCAATGCTTGGCGTTGGTGCCGAGGGCGCAACGAAGATGCTAGCCCAATTCGGTAGTGCTGATCCATATGGCATCGGTAAGATATTCGAGGCGCGACCAGACATCGAGACGCTGGTCGTGGATAGCATGACCACGCTTGCTTACGTTGCATTGCAGAACGCGGTCACTGTGAACAAGTCCACGATGGAGCGACCGGGCATGCATGGCTACACGTATCGCAATGCCAGTGTGTTGCGTGCCACAGTCGCACTGATGCGCTTGTGTGCCGTGCATAACCGACATCTGATCCTGATCACACATGAGGGCAACGCTGATCGTAACAGCGAGGGCGTGGTGACGAGCGTGACGATGGCACTGAGCGAGGGCACAGCGAACCAAGTTGGTCTGCGGTTCAACGAGGTGTGGCATCTGTCTGACACAGGCACGGAGCGACGCATCGCCATACGTCCATGTCGCCTACGCAAGCCGATGAAGACGCGCCTCTTCTTGTCGAAGGAAGCGGAGTTCGTCTGGCATTACGACGCAGATAACCAGACCGGTGAAGGCATAGCCGACTGGTATCACGCATGGCAAGCGAGTGGTGGCAAGAAGCTGCCGCTGCCAGTGCGTGCCGTATCAACCCCAAGCAGAGCAGGAGGTAAAAGATAGGCCCGCCGTTTGCACAGCGGGCCGAAGGTTGCGTGAACATACAAGGATACTACACGTGCGCAGATCGCACATGACCTACAGCAGTAATCTAATGCCTTCTCGAAAGGAAAGCAAGTCTCATGTCTGAGTCTATTCTCACCTTCACGGACGACATCTCCAACGCGGCACCGCCACCGTTGCTTCCCGTAGGTCCGTATCCTGCGGAGATCATCGGTGCCGTGAAGAAGGTCAGCAGCACCAGCGGTGAAGAGTATGCAGCGATCACATTCCGCATCAACGCGGATGCGTATCCTGCGGACTTCACTGACGGTGATCCCGATGGCACTGCCGTGCAATACAACTTCCTCAAGACCGCATCCACACCGCGCAACAACCACCGCTGGCGTGTGTTTCTTGAGAAGGTCGGTGGTCCATTGGGACGCTCACTCGATCTTAACGATCTGATCGGACTGACCGGGACTGTGGATATCTCGCATCAGGATGCTAATGCATTCCGTGATGAACCGAGCATCCAGATCGCTCGTATTCTGGCACCTTAATCCATGAATATGCGGCCATGTGGGTTGCGCTACATGGCCGTATGTCCTATCATATTCACGTTACCAAACCACGGGAACTCAATCTACAATGGCAACCAAACCTATAGGAGTAAACATGTCTGAGAACGCCCAAGCTCAAGCGCCTGCGAAAGCCAAGCGCAAACGCTCACCGTCTGTGGCGAAGCCTGCCTTCTTCATCATCCAAGTGCTGGATGAGAACGGCAGCGCAGTGAAGTTCGACAAGAGCCGCATCAAGCTGCTCGCAGTTGAGCGTGACGCCGAGAAGGTCATGGAGATGATGGATAACGAGACGCACGAACATGCATTCTATCTGCGTGGTATCGTGCCGGTGCAGCGTGCCAGCCCGCAGTTGAAAGCTGCTGCTGAGTGACTGAATAGGGCCGCGCCACATCCCCGTGTGGCGTGGTCCTATCCCTTCGGTTTGGTATACAAGGAGTGGCACTACATGGCAGTGCAGTTCGACGACATGCAGCAGAAGGCTATCGATGAATGCTGTGATGTGACTAAGCGGATCGTAGCAACGACAGGCAAAGCAGGCACAGGCAAGACACTGATCATGCAGGAGGTCAGTGATCGACTGAGTGAGATGGGCTACAGTGTGCAATGCAGTGCACCGACTGGCAAGGCAGCTAAGCGCATCCGTGAAGTCACTGGCCTGGAAGCGATGACTAACCATCGCATGCTTGGCTACGGCATGCCTGTGGACCTCGAAGTTGAGGACGAGAAGACAGGCGACACCAAGATGGTGAAGGTCAGCACTGGTCCCAAG